AGATCGGTGACCTGTCGGTGTCGATGAGTCAGCGAGCGAAGGCGTACCGCGAGCAGGCGTCGTCGCTGAAGGAACTCTCCGGTCGCGAGGGCGGTGTCCCGATTCCGTACGCGGGCGGCATCACGATCTCGGACAAAGAGGTCGACGAGGACAACTCGGACCTGTTCCGCAGTTGCTTCTCGTCCGGCCAGTTCGAGAACGTGCGTGACGGTGGACGGTCGCAGACGATTCGCGGCGTCCAGTACTTCGGTCCGGGAGCGGACTGATCGTGCCTGCGTCGACGGCGTTCTTGACGGCGTTGAAACCGCTCACGACGCGCGCCGTGAACATTCGTGTCCTGTCGTCGCTGAACAACTACGGCGAGGCGCAGTATTCGGGTTCGGCCACCTCGGACGCCGCCTACATCGAGAAGGTGACGCGCACGAACGCCGACCTCGAACGCGACGAGAAGATCATCGAATACAAGGCGTACATCCCGTCGTCGACGTTATCGCTGTCCAAGGATGATGAGATCGAGTTCCCTGACGGGTCGATCCGTCCGATCATCGAGATCGACGAACGATGGGATCAGCACGGCAAACAGTTCGTCGTCGTATCGGTGGGGTCAGGGTAATGGCGAAGGGCGGCGTGACGATCGCGATCGGTGGCGTCAAAGAGTTGTCGGATGCTATCGACGCGAACATCGAAGGCATCCAGTATGCGCTGGGACGCGCCCTGTGGGATGCCGCGAACCAGATCGGTGACGCCTCGCAGGAGTTGGTTCCGTTCGACCTCGGCGACTTGAAGGGTTCGATGTCGTACGAGACACGCGGCATCGGTACCGCTACACCGGAGGTCGAGATCAGATACGGCACCCCGTACGCGCTCTACCAGCACGAGAAACTCGACTTGTTCCACCCGGCACGAGACGGGAACAAGAGTGCGGGACGGAAAGGCACCGGGCCGACCGCACCCGGCACACCGGGCGGATCACCGAAGTACCTCGAGTTCCCGTTCCTTGCCGAGACATCGAAGTATCCGCAAGGTCTGGTCGACAGAGTGCGCGCCCATTACCATGTCATTCGATCGCGAGGACAGGGCTGATGGCAACACTCGACGACATCGGCACCTACCTTGCCGCGCAGGTCGGATCGCTCACGCTCGGGACGAACCTGTTTCTTGGACGTCTCCCTGACACACCGGACACCTGCGTCGCGATCTACGAGTACGGCGGCGAGACCCCGGTGTCGACGATGGGCGGTGACGCGATGCCGCCGGTCGAGCAACCGAGGATTCAGGTCAACGTCCGCGCCCCCGGCTACTCGTCTGCGAACACGCTCGCCCTGTCGGTGTGGACCGCGCTCGAAGCAATCCTGAACGAGACGCTGACCGCGACCTACTACCATCGCGTCGCCGCGATTCAGTCACCGTTCGCGCTTGAACGCGACTCCGCCGACCGTGTCATCTTCGCGCAGAACTTCCGGGTTCAGAAGGCGACATGAGTATCCCGCCGGACCCGTACGCGGAGATTCGGTCGAAGCCCGAGTCGAAGCGCAAGACCCGTCACAAGGTTCGGTGCGCGAACTGTTCACGCCTGCTCGCCGAGATCGTCACCGCACCGTGGCTCATCAAGTGTTCACGGTGTAAGGCCGACAACCAGTCGGACCTCGGCGACCGTTAGAGGTTCCACGGCCCCCAGCCGGAGTTATGCCAGATGGCGAGCGCGGCGGTCAAGTTCGTTTCCGGGTCGAACAGTTCGTCGCAGTCGTCGAGCACGCCTTGGGTTTGGAGCCACCCGTCCGGCCAATACTTCGACGGTCGACACCAGAATCGGTTGATCTGAACCAGACCGTTCGACCCGCCCATCGGGTCGTCGGCGTTGTGCTGGTCGGGATGGCATCGCGACTCACGGTAGATCGCGTAGGACAGTTTGGGGAGTTCGTCCTCGGGCCATCCGACGTCGACGGCGAGCGGCATCCATTCGTCGCATCGCCAGTCGGGTGCGCTCGAACGGTGCGGTGGTAACTCGGATGCTCGAATGACGTTCTGTGACGGCACGCCACGCGGATCAGGGTAGGTATGCCCTGTCACACCAGAGGCGGCGGTTTCGTTGCTTAGATCGCCTTCTAGCGGGGTCTCAGCAACCGTTGTCGAGGTCGATGACACCGATGGTACGTCGTGCGGGGCGGAGACTTGGGTACTTGTGGGAGTTACCTCGAAGGAGGCTCCTGCCCCGCACGACGAGAACAGAGTAGCGGCGGCAACAGCCGCGAGACACACGCGCATGAGTTTCTAGGTTACAGGATGGTGACGGTCAGGCGTCGTCAGGCCAGTTCGCCGATGACGTACCGCCAAGGTACTCGGCGGCTTGACGATAGGTTTCGCACTCGTCGACCAGACGTTCGATCTCTCGTGCGGCTTCTTCGAGAAGTGTCGCCGTCGAGTAGTCGAGACCGTTCTGTCGATTCCTGAGTCGCTCGATGATCGTCGTCATAGTGGCTCCCGGCAAAGTGTAAGGCGGTCAGTACCGTCGGTGTCGTAGGTTACTGGAACGATCCGGGCAGGACCGTCCACGCGCCCTTCGGCCAGCCGTGATGAGGTTCTTCACGGAACGCGAGATGAACCTGTCCGTCGGCCCACACTTCGATGAGTATCTCGCCGACCGGGAGACGCTGGTCGATCAGGGAAGTGTCGATCTTCGTCGAGAAACCGGGTACCGGTGTCGGTTCGTCGAGTGTCGTCGAATCAGTCATGTCAGTCGCTCCTCCTTAGAAGCAAGTGTCGCAGGTACAATGGTCACGCCTACCGGACTGGCATCGCGGTGAAGCGTTGTGGTTGGGATGGTATGTCGACCGTTCGGCGCGGAGACGATCGCAGTAGGCGCACTCGCCTTCGGGTGCCTTGCCGATCTCCATCCAGTCGATGTGGCTCATGTCAGTCATCCTCCACGAACTCAGCAAGTTCACGGAACGTATTGGCGAACGTGCCAACCAGTTGTCCTTGAGCGTCGTCGTAGAGGTCGATGACTAGCCCCTCGTGAGTGACCGTGATGGTTAGTTGTTGACCGTCGATGTCCACGAACCCACGGTGATGGTCGTCGTGTTCGGATGAGTCGACGACGGTGTAGTCAGTCATGTCAGTCGCCCTCCTTGACGAACCGGAGCATGTTGCTGTCGGCGTGCTCCTCGCAGACGGGAGTGACATGAATCTCACCGAGGTCGGAGGCATCAAGTTGGCCGTAGACAGCGTACTTGACACCGACGGCCTCGCTGTCTGTGCCGTCCCATGTTTCGCACTCGGCGCACAGGACGCCCTTGCGCCATACCGCCCACTCGTAGTCACCTGAGTACTCGAATGTGTCTCTCATGTCAGTCGCCTGCCTTTCCGGTCGCGTGAAGCGCGAGGGCGAGCGCGAGGCCCGCGATGCTGATCGTCTGGACCAAGTCGATCACGAGTTCAACTCCCTCTTGATCTTGCGGGCGCGAGCGATGATTCGCTTCACGACCGGGTCGTCCTGCTGGTTCGGCGTACACCGATGGATGTGACACAACTCGCCGTCGATGCTCTCGTACTGAGCGATGCTCGCTAACCCGTCGACGCGATCGCAGAGGTCGATCCACCCCATCGGCTGATCCATGAACCAGCCCTCGACGACCGTCGCGAGCAGTTCCTCGAACTCGTCGCTGTTCACCTCGTCGAGTGTGAGGTCACGGTAGATGTCCTTCATCAGTTCTCCTCCTTGTGGTTGAGATGGTCGTGGGCGTACCTGACCAGTTCGGTCAAGTCCTTCTCCATGACATGCTCCCAGTCACCGTCGCGGTCGGCGTACGAGCACGACTTGACCGCGAGCGCCTGTACCGGGAACCGCTGAATGTCGACCCACCCGTTGTCACTCCACGCCTGAGCGATGGCATGCGACTGAGCGTCGTAGGCGTCACGCTTGACGACCGCGCGCACCGCCGTCGAGTTCGAGTAGTCGGTCAGGCATCCTTCAAGCGACTGCCTGCCCTTGTAGATGAGCAAGGTGTCCATCAGTTGTCGTCCTGTTCGCGAAGCGTGTCGATAGCGCGAGCGTCGCGGTGAACGGTCCGCACGGTGTCGGGACGGAAGGTTCTCATCCCTCCGTTCGGGATGGTGCCGTTCGAGGTGATCGGTCCCCATGCGTTGAGTTCGCCGTTCGACCGGATCGCCTTCAGGCGGAATCGACCTTCGCCGGGGACGGTGAACTCGTCGCCGATGTCGAGGTGCCTGCCGTCGGGC